CGCCTCTCCGTCGAACAGCGGCCACCGCTCAGTAGCCTTCAGGCGAGCCAGTTGCCCAGTGTTCGGGTCGATGTAGGTGTCGGACTTCTTGTACTTGATCGTGCCACCGAAGATGATGGACGACTTGTGGATCGGACTGTTCCAGTTGAACACCAGCCCTTCCGGCAGGTCCGTGAGGAACTTGCTGAGTTCTACGTCAGCCGCCTTCTGTTCCTTCAGGCGCTCGATCAGGTCAGCCTTCGCGCGCTGCACGTCGATCTTCAGGCCGTTGAACTCCATGTCCGCTGTCGCGCACAGGCCGTCCATGCGGAGCTTGATGCCAGTCATCATGCCCAGCGCCTCGGCAGCTTGTATCTGCCCGAGGTAGATCAACTCGGTGTTCCCGATGTCGCCGCTGTTCCGCATCTCCATCTCGGTGCCGATCAGGTAATCGAGCAGCAAGTCTCGGTCGATGTCCGAGGTCTGCACACCCGCTTCCCACAGCGCCTTGATGCCGTCGATCTTCTTGCGCCCACCGTAGTCCTCGATGATGGCGTCGAGGGCGACCATGTGGTACTTCTGCTGCTGGCCCCGGAGCAGATACTCGGCGTATTGACCGCACCATACACGCCCGCCCCTTTTGAAAAAGGAGTGTAGGGTCGCACTACTGAACCTCATCTCGTATAGAAGTTCGTATTTGGCGTTGAACGCCACTAGCACATCTACATCGTCTGGTATGTAGAGTGGTGTGACTTCTTCTGCGCTATCAAAGTATTCTGCTGAGCCGCGAGTGTCTCCCTGAACTTTCCATCCTCGCATGACGATGTAGTTTTCAGGGAGGAATGGATTACCCTTGCGCTTAAACTTACTGTGCGTTTGGGTCTCCAAGTCCAAAATCATGTATTTACCCATTGAACTTCTCCAAGTAGTCTGCGGCGGCGCGCAGCGTGTCTACGCTGTCTTTGGCTTTTCCCAGCATTATGTTGCAGGTAGCGCAAAGGATCGCTCGGACCTCGCCGCTTTTGTGGCAGTGGTCCACTACAGCACGGTCGTCATTCTTTCCGCTCTGCTGGAACTGAACAGGATGGTTACAAACGGCACACTTACCTCCCTGCCTGTCGTACATTTCAGTCCGCGCCGCAAGCGTCAATCCATACCTTTGCTTCAGTGCGAGGCACCTACGGGACAATGGGCTTTGTACAACTCGTTTCGTTCCACAGTTGCTAACCTTCGAGGCTACAGGTTCTCCGCAGCCGCACTCGCACTTGTCTGTAAGGCTGCGGTATTTCCTCATCTCAAGTTCTCCCCTTCACGTTGTCCGGTAGGCCACGCAGCCACAGGTGGTCAGCGCGCCACTCGGTGATGGCCTTCTCGACCACCGGCTTCTGGCTCTTGGGGACGCCTTTCAGCACTTCCTCCATGAGCATGTCGGCGTCCTCGGACACGGGGTCCGCGAACAGGCTGGCCCGCAGTCCACCGCGAGCGGCGAACGTCAGTGCGGCCTTGGCCCTGTAGATGATGTCTTTCTCACGCATCTGGTGTATCCTTGTCATCACGCCAGCACTGGAAGGTCGGCTGGCGAAGTGCGGTGTAGCTGTCGTCGGCCTTGTACTTGATCTGAGCCATGCGGCGGTAGGTCATCAGGCCGTCCGAGATCATCGGCTTGGCGTAGTTCAGTTTGTACCAGAGGTCGCGGCGCTCGTCGTGCGTCAGCTTCCCCGGCCCGATCCCGATCTGCTCGCCCTTGTACTCAGCGATCAGCCTGCCGACCATCCCGAGAGGATCACCAGCCTCGCTGGTGGCCTGCTCTGCGCCGACGATCCACAGGTCAATGGTCGGGTCGCGCAGGAGCTTCTGGTAGCCCCAGCTACGCTTGCCGGGTGCCCACGGGTCGTCGTGGCTGCGGGCCACTAACCCTTCGGCAGTGGGGAACAGCTTCTCGAAGGCGTCCCAGTGTGCTTCGAGTTCTTCGAGCGTGTCGACCCTGACCTGAGCGATCCGGCTTACCCGGCCCTCGGGGATGCAGTTCAACACGTTCTCGTAGCGCCAGCCGAAGCCCTCACCCGCAGGCTCAGAGCAGTCGAAGATCGCGATGGATAGTCGGCTGCTCTGGTCGTAGCTCACGTTGCGGACCATCCCGCTGGTGTCCTTGAACGGCGCGTCCATGTTGCCCCGCTGGTAGACCTCCCCGACGAGGCTGATCGGAACCAGCCCGCCATCCGCCATCCAGTCGTCCACGAACTCCTGCACCATCGAGTGGACGCTGGGCATGGGCTTACCCTGCCGGGTCCGAGTGGTCCAGTTCCCGTGCTCGTTGATGTCGATCAGCACGGGCACGCCGTCGACCTTGCGGCTGACGTAGACGGGGAAGTTGAGCTTGTTGGGCGTGTAGCCCTTCGCGAGAGGTATCGTGCTCACTTGCTCCACTCCTTGACCCAGCCGAAGAACTCGTCCACTCGCTCATAGAGCGTGCCCATCGAGCCGTCGTTCCAGATCACGTAGTTGAAGCAGTGACCTTCGAGATCGTTCTCGCTGATGTGCTCGTTCAGGGCCTCGACGCCCGGTCTGCGAACTTGGACCGTGAGCCCGCCACGCTGGCGGATGGTCATCGCCTCGTTGTAGTACCGGAGGTCATCGAAGATGTAGAGGCCGTGCGGACGGACCTTGCCGAACGCTGCCCACACCCAGTAGTCTGCCCCGAGGAACTCACGGGTAGAGTGCCCGATCCACTGCATGTACTCCCGAGGGCTCTTGCCGAACAGAAGGTCCGTGGGGACTTCCTTCAGGTCGCCTTCGATGTAGCGGTCGAGGTCGAACTCCGACACGCCCAAGCTGCGAAGCAAGCTGCGCGTCTGGTCCTTGAGCGGCGCGGCGAACTTCATCCGCTGCCAGCCCTTGGTCTGGATGTAGTCGACCACGGTGCTCTTTCCTGAGCCCGCGTATCCTGCAAGGCCGATCAGTGCCGTCATTCGATGTCCTCCTTGCGGATGGTGTGCTGCATGGGCTCGAACCAGATCGTGAGGGATTGCTGGTAGCTCTGCTGCACGTAGTGGAATAGTGCCAGAAACTCGGGGATGTCGACCCGGCTTGCTGTGTCGTAGGCCCAGCGCAGAACTCCGCTGTCGCAGGTCTTGAAACCCGGATACATCATCGCGCTCTCGATCTCTCGGCTCGCGATGTCGTACCGCTTCACGATGGGATGCAGACCAGACAAGTCAGGCCGTGCAGTGCCCCACACCTTGATCTGCACTGCCGCCGCCGCAGCGTTCTTGTCGTCCTCGATAAAGAGAAGCTGCTTCACCGGGAACGCGATGTCCCCGATGTACGCCTCGTGGAAGTCGTGCGTCAGGGCGTGCAGCAGCAGAGCATAGTCCTTCGGTGCCTCCTGAAGTGCCAGCAGGTACACGAGCGCCGAGTGCTGCATGATGCTCAGCGGCTTCTTGGCGAGCGGGTTAGCATGCTCGTAGTGGCCGTTGTACCGAGCCTGTCCAGCGAGGCTGACAACGATGTCGTTGATCTTCACGTCCGCAGGCAGCATCTCCGCGAGGTCCAGTACCTCACCCGAGCCGACGCGCATCCGCGTCTTGCTGTTCTCCCGCGCCATGACCTTTAGCGCCAGTTCCCTTGTCGGGCTACCCATCGGCTTCGAGCCTCTCGATCATGCGGAGGTACGTGTCACGACGATGTTGTGCCATGCCGATGTCCGCGCTCACCCATGACGGGCGAACTCCATCTCCGTAGCGAGCGAGCAGGTTGTCGATCTCCCGCTGGTAGTGAGCGGCCATGCTCACGGCGTGGCCAATCGTTTCCTTGATGTTCGTGTTCGCCGTCATGTACTCTCTCCTAGTCGATGAGCCGCATCTGTTGCTGCCGCATCCGGCGTTCGAGGTCGGGCCAAGGGTCAGGCTTTGCAGCCTTCCCCTCGAAGAACCCTTCCGGTTTCGGACACCCGCACTGAGTGTAGGTGTTGTTGCCCCACCCGCAGGTAGGGCACGTTCTCGTCACTGTCGCCATGCAAGTCCATCCTTCAGGGTGATGATCGCTCGCTTGCCGTTCTGGTAGGTCACGATGAAGCTGTGCGACCACGACGAGAGGCCCTTGTTGTAGCCCATGTCGAGGTTGCCGAACACGCCTGCGGTGCAGACGCCTTCCACGATCCCGGCGCTGTGAGTGTGGCCGGTGTTCGCCTTGCCGACCGAGCGGAGGTTCTTCGGGTTGCCACGCGCCCCGTTCGGGCCGAGATGCCCGTGTAGGCCGTGCTCGATCCCGGCGATGACCAGACTGTCGTCCTCGTGAACGACCTCCCACCTGTAGTGCTTCGGCAGGTACTTCTTCAGCAGTGCCCAAAACGGGCGCGGCTTCTGTCCGAAGCGCCGCTTCCTGACGCAGAACAGGTTGAGGTCCAGCCATGTCTCCATGTTCACCGGATCGAGGAACCCGCTCTGGTCCCTGAGCCAGCCCTCGACGGCTTGGTCGTGGTTCGAGGTCACAACGTAGTGGACGCTATTCGGGCGGCAGAGGTAGCTGCCCATGACGCCTGCGATGCTCTGGAACTCCCGCTCGACGTTCTCCGTACCCTCTGCGTACATCTGGTGCAGGAAGTGCGGGTCGCGCCGGTTGTGGTGGTTCCTCGGCATGAAGTCCACGGTGTCGTGGAACACCTGATTGTGCGGGTAGAGCACGTCGATCACGTCGCTCATGGCTTCCATGACCTGCATGTCCACCTTGTCGCCGTGGAGGTCGCCGTGCGTCAGAACCTCGATCCGGTTGCCTCGGCTGATCTGGCCATCCGCAGTGTAGCGGTCGGTCAGGTCGTAGATCGTGCCGGTGTTGTCGGCGTTCAGTTGCCTCGCCCACCAGCGCCCTTGCTCATCGACCTCGACCAGCAGCGCACCGTAGACGTGGTGCAGGCTGGCCTTCTGGCCCGCAGCGCGCTCGATGTAGTTCCGAGCAGTGACGGCCCCGGTCGTATAGCAGAAGCGCGCCGGATCGGCCTTCATCGTCGGCACCGAGCGCATCGCGAGCTTGGTGTGCGGGATGATGATCGACGCGCCGCGTCCGTAGTTCTCGAACCCGGTGATCGGATCGACCCGCGTTGGTATGATGTTCAGTTCGCCACACCACACGAGGTCATCAGCGATCTGCACGCTCTCGTCGCTGACATAGGGCGCGATACGCGGGTCGAACCAGATGTCGTCCTCGTCGCTCGCGTCCTTCGACCCCGGCTTCACACTGTTCGCGCCGTAGGTCTG